CGGCAAACGTTTCTCGTATCGTGTACCGTTTCAACCAACACTATATGTTCATACGCCGAAGTCGGGAGAAGAAGGATACACGTCCTTAACAGAAGGAAGCCTACCATTATCTCCACATAAGTTTGGCGATATGCGGGAAGCTAAAAACTTTATCGAGGAATACAAAGGTGTTCACGGTATGAAGATCTTTGGCTCAACAAATTACATTACACAATTCATACAAGAAGAGTATCCTGAAAAGGTTGCATATGATGTAAGTCATGTTAATATTGTTTCGTTTGATATTGAGGTCGACATTCGTGATGGCTTTGCTAATATTGACGAAGCTGACAACCCTATTACGTCGATTGCTTATCATAGTTCAAGATCTGATATTTACTATCTGCTTGGTCAAAAAGATTACGACAAGACACAAACAGTAACGGACATTCCTCAAGACAAGATTCAATATGTCAAGTTTGATTCTGAAGTTCAATTGCTTCAGTACTTTATTAAATTATGGACAACTGATTATCCTGATATCGTAACAGGTTGGAACGTTGAATACTTTGACATAATGTATGTTGTTACGAGGATCATCCGTTTGCTCGGAGAAGAAACTGCCAAACGTTTATCTCCACACAAATCAATCAAAAAGCAAAGTCGAGAAGTATTTGGCAAAGTCAACTCAACATATTCTATTATGGGCATTGCTGTAATTGACTACATGGATTGCTTTAAGAAATTTGGTTATAAGTATGGTCCTCAAGAATCATATAGATTAGATCATATTGCGTATGTTGTTCTCGGTGAAAAGAAAATTGATTACTCTGAATACGGTTCTTTAACTGGATTATACGATGAGAATCCACAATTATATTTGGACTATAACCTCAAAGACACTCAACTGATTGCTCGTCTTGAAGAAGAAACTGGATTACTTGCCTTAGTTATGACAGTTGCTTATGACGGTGGAGTTAATTATGGAGATGCCTTTGGAACTGTAGGTATTTGGGAATCCACAATTTATCGTAAGTTAATGAAAGACAAAGTTGTTCCTCCGTTAAAAAGTGGACCAGGAATGCGAGGAAATGAACTTGTCGGCGGTTATGTAAAAGATCCGAAAGTTGGAATGCATCCTTGGGTTGTATCGTTTGACCTCAACTCTCTATATCCTCATCTGATGCTGCAATTCAATATGTCGCCTGAAACATATATGCCTGATGATCGTGAATATGTAACTCAAGATATGGTGCTTAAAGGTGAATACAAAAATGATCGTAAAGATGTATCAGTTGCTGCCAACGGAGTTTGCTTTTCAAATAAGAAACTTGGAATCATTCCTGAAATCATTGATGAATATTATAATAACCGTTCTGTTATCAAAAAGCAAATGATTGCCGCTGAACAACAGTTCGAGATTGAAAAAGATCCTACTGAATTGAAAAAGCTAAAACGCGAAATTAATCAACTTCATAATTCGCAAATGTCAATTAAGATTGCCATGAACAGTTTGTATGGAGCAACGGCAAATATCTACTTCTTATATTATATTAACGAAATGGCCGAAGCAATCACAACAAGCGGTCAGTTGGCTATTCGTTATGCTCAAAAGTCAGTTAACGACTATTTCAATAAAATTCTTGGAACTGACGATGCTGACTATATCATTTATATTGATACTGACTCTATCTATGTTGACTTTGGACCACTAATTACTGAAGTGTTTGGCACAACTGATATTGATAAAGATAAAGGTGAAGAGTTCCTTGATAGAGTATGTTCAACAAAGATTGAGCAAATTATCGAAGATGGTTATGAAAAGCTTGCTGCTGATTTAGGTACTTATCGTAATGCAATGGTAATGAAACGCGAAAAGATTGCTCACCGTGGAATTTTTGTTGCCAAGAAAAGATATATACTAAATACATTGAACTCTGAAGGAGTTCATTATGATACTGCTAAGATATCGGTTACAGGTTTGGAATCAGTAAGATCTTCAACTCCTGAAGTTTGTCGAGAAAAGCTTAAAGAATGTTTTGAGGTTATTATGAATACCGACGAAAAGACAACCCAGGACTTTATTCAAGACTTCCGCGAAAAGTTTCGCAAGCTTGATCCTGTTGCTATCGCAAAAACTTCAGGCACTGATAATATTAAAAAGTATCAAGATAAGACTGCCTTATATAGAAAAGGTTGTCCTATGCACGTTCGTGGTGCAATTATGTATAATCATTTCCTTAAAGAGAAAGGACTTGATAAAAAGTTTGAGACAATACAAGGTGGAGATAAGGTCAAGTTTCTCTATCTTAAAGTGCCGAATCCGATAAGAGAAAATGTTATATCGGTTCCCGGCCTATTACCTAAACAACTTGGTCTTCATGAATACATTGATTACGAGTTACAATTTGACAAAGTATTCTTGAACCCAATTCAGTCAATCCTAGATGCAGTTGGATGGTCAGCAGAAAAGGTAAATACAATTGAAGATTTCTTCAGTTAAACTATTGACATTTATATTAAACTGTGGTATAATGGACCACACTATAGGAGAAAAACAATGAAAGATGTACAAATTGTAAGACTTTCAACCGGTGAGGAGATTGTCGCAAAAGTAGTATATGATAAAGGTTTTTATACATTAACTGACGGAATCTTATTGGTGCCGGCAGGAGAAGGTAAAATTGGAATGGTTCCTTTCGTACCTTATGCAAAAAGACAACCCGTTACTATTGGTGAACATCATGTTATGTTTGTCGTAGAACCTGCCGATGAATTGAAAAAGCAAGTACTTGAAGCAACAACTGGAATTGCCTTGCCTGAGAGCAATGGTCATGGTTTAAAATTGGTGTAGTTATGATAGAGATATACGGAAAAGATAATTGCGCTTATTGTAATATGGCAAAACAGCTTTGTGAACAAAAGAAGAAAGATTTTAAATATCTACAACTTAATGTAGATTATACACAGGAAGAGTTTTTTGAAAAGTTTCCAACTGCAAGAACTTTTCCTCAAATTACAATTGATGAAGAATCAATTGGTGGCTTTATGGAACTAAGGGAAATCATACTATGAAAAACATTTTAGCAACAACTTTAATTGGAGGTCTAGCAGTAGCATGTCAACCATCCGCGGCTGATGATATCTTTACTGAAATTAGACCATATATGAATACTTGTGCAGCATGTCACGGAGCTCAAGGACAAGGTGGTTTTGGTCCTAAACTACAAGGACAAAGTGCTGATGAAATTACTTCTAAACTTCTTGCATATAAAGCAGGAGAAACTTTAGGTCCACAATCGGCGTTAATGTGGCCTACAGCAAAGTATTTGACTGATGAACAAATTGATCTTATCGGCGCTTACATTTCACAAGGATACCCAGATGAGTAAAGATTGGGTAAAAGATATCAACGAAATGCAATCCAAGTATAAAACACATGATTGGATTAAAGACGCAGATATTAACAAATTAAAGGCATTCTTGAGATTCAGAATTGATTTCTTGGAAGAGGAATTAACTGAAACAAGAAATGCTCAAAAAGTTATCGACTCCGAAGAAATCGTTGATGGTTTAGTTGACCTTTGTGTAGTGGCAATCGGTACTCTCGATGCCTTTGGAGTCGATCCTTATAAAGCTTGGGATTCTGTTCTCGAAGCAAATATGGCTAAAGAACCTGGTGTAAAAGAAGCCAGGCCAAACCCACTAGGATTACCTGATCTTATGAAACCTGAAGGATGGACAGCTCCATCTCATGAAGGTAATCATGGTATTCTACCAACATTAAAAGGAGGATAAATCTTATGGCACTTAAAGAAGTATTAGTTAATGCCTTAATTGGAAAGTATGAAGCTCAGATTTCTGAAGCAAAAGCAAACATTTCTGTTTTTTTAGAAAATGGAGTTGGAGTAGCTGAACATGCTGGAACTGTTGAGACAATTGACGGAGAGATAGCTAAATTAGCAGAAGCTGAAGATAAGCTACAAGCAGTAAAAAGATTTGGACCAATAGTTCCACCAAAAGTTGTATAAAAACTATTGACATTCTTTATGATATAGATTATAATATATCTATAGTTTAAAGGACTTTTTATATTATGACCAATTTGACCAAATTGCTTAATGAAGCAATTAGTCTTCACAAAGACGGCAAATTAAGTGGCACTGACGACTTGTATAAATCACTTGTGGCATCTATTGGTGAATCTAAAGTCGTCAATCTTACTGAAGGCGAGGCAGTGAATGGCAAATTTGACGTTCTTGGCAAAGTAAGATTCCCCGGTCGAATTGAAGTAAAAACCGCAAATAAACCTACCGATGGCAAACTAGGTGCTTGGAGTTTAATGTGCAAGCGAAATGGTTGCGATTGGTTCGCATTAGTAGATGCATCTTCTTTGGAGAATAACATTTATCGTATATCTATGATACCTCACGATGTTATGTTTGAGTTTTTAGATACTCCAAATTCAAAAGGTAACTGTCCTGATAACATTCGTTGGTCAGCAAGTTATAACACAACTGATAATAAATGTATTGAGGCCACTGATTTATTTTTAATGTATGAAGTTAACCATTGACATTCAGCCTCAACTTTGTTATAATAAAAATCTATATTATGAGGATACGCCTATATGACTAAAACAGTAAATCGAGAAAGTATTAATGTATTACAAGAATGCATTGATTTACAAACTAAGAAATCTCGTGATTATCAAAATCCAAACAGCACTGTGCAACAAGCAGACTATTATCCAAATGGTGTTACAACGATTCATGATATTATGCATGCAAAAATGTTGCGTATGAAATCTGTAATGGAAGCAATGCAAGGTGATGATTACGAACCTAATTTTGAATCTCTTGAAGATTCAGCAAAAGATCTAATAAACTACTCTAGTTTTTTCGTTGCGTATTGTCGTCAGATGATACCCGGCCAAAATCCTAGAGCTGATATATTCAACAGGAGAATAGATAATGAGTAATGTGATATTACCATCAAGTGACGAAGACAAGAAAAGAATTCGTGGCTGTATGGAAGAAATGAGTAATTCATTTACAAGGATGGAATCTGAAAGAGAGTTTCAAAAAGAAGCAATTAATACTTTGGCCGAAGAAGTTCAAATTCCAAAATCAATCTTAAGGAAAACTGCAAGAGCTTTCCATAATCAAAATGTTTCTGACTTAGTTGCAGAAGTATCGGATATTGAAGCATTGATGGAAACAATATAATGCTAACGATTAATCTTGTAAGACAACTTATCACTGACAAATATCTTGGTGAAGATTTTATTATTGATAGGTCAGGTGCAAAGACAATTGAAATCATCGGCGCAACATTTCTTGCTGACGAAGATTGGATTATTCGTAAACCTGCATATGAGTATATCGGCCGTGAGTTGGAATGGTATAAGTCCCAATCGTTGAATGTAAATGATATTCCTGGTGAAACTCCAAAAATTTGGAAAGACATTGCTTCAACAGAAGGTGAAATCAATTCTAATTATGGTTGGTGTATATACTCTGAAGAGAATGGTAATCAATATTCGCATGTATTGAGAGAACTAAAAAACAATCCAAACTCTCGTAGAGCAACTATGATTTATAATCGACCAACTATGCATGTTGATATGACAAGAGATGGTATGAATGACTTTATGTGTACTTATGCAAATACTTTTTATATTCGAGACGGTGAACTTGATTCTCATTACTTAATGCGTTCGAACGATGCGGTGTTTGGTTATAACAATGATTATGCTTGGGCAAGATATGTTCAAACACAACTTGCTCACGATCTTGGTATACGAGTTGGTAATATAATTTGGACTGCTTCTAATTTCCATGTATACGAAAGACATTTCAACTTCGTTGAGGAGTTAATTGATGCAAGAAAAGTGGGATAGACGATTCTTAAGGCTTGCCCAAGAAATTTCTTCTTGGAGTAAAGATCCTTCAAAACAAATTGGTGCGGTGGCTGTTAACTCAGACCGTCGCATTTTAGCAACTGGATATAATGGATTTCCAAAAGGAATTGAGGATACTCCTGAAAGATATGCAAACAGAACTATTAAATATGATCTTGTTGTTCATGCTGAAATGAACTGCATATATAATGCTACATTCAATGGAATATCTTTGAAGGATTCTACATTATATGTTTGGGGTTTACCAGTTTGTCATGATTGTGCCAAAGGAATTATTCAAGTGGGCATAAATAGAATTGTTATGTCTGCAGATGATATTCCGCAAAAATGGTTAGAATCATTTGATAAGTCGCAACGTATGTTTATTGAAGCCGGTGTTGAAACGGAGTTTATGAGTGGAACAAAACATTAAAAAAGTAGCAGTTGTATGTAATTATAGAACTGGAAGTACTACTTTTACATTACAAAAGGCCGAGGAATACGGCATACCTTATGGTGGTGAAGCATTCAGCCATGAAAAGGCTAACCAAGTCGGATCAATTCCTGCTAGGCATAAACTTCAACAAGAATATAAGATTATGCAGTATGAAATCCTTGATCTAATTCAAAGCGATGCAAATCTAATGTCTGAACTTCGCAAAGACGGTGTTGAAATTTGCTTTAAGATTATGCCTTGGCAAATACAAGACGACTGGATGATTAAGGAAATACTAAAGTCAGTAGATAAGATTTACTATTTGTATCGTAGAGATTTTGAAGCTACTTGTAAAAGTTGGGTTGCGGTAAGACGTTGGGGAGACTTTTCTAAAACAGGATTCAAAGTTCAAAGCAAAAGACAAACCGATGAGTTTATAAGAGAGACTCATTTAGGGTTTTTAGGTAAAGACGAAAAACATGTTGTTGAAGTTGATCCTAACGATCCAATATTAAATGGCGGAATGGGAATAGTCACTATTCCAAACTGTATTAACCAAATTCGATATAATTATGAACGTATGGGATGGCTATATAGTATATTTCCAGGCGAAATTATATGTTATGAGGATTACTTTGTTAGAGACAAATGGAGACCTTATAATAAACAAGTTAACTGGGTTGAAGAAATAGAAGTACCTCACTATGATGTTGAGTCAATATTTCCTATTGACAAATGATCGTAACTGTGGTATAATGGTATCTAATTTATTAAAGGAAATCATATTATGAAAGAAATGTTAAAAGACTTTATGTTTGGTGTAGGAACGGTAGTAGCTATTGCGGCTGCAATTTTTGTGTTTATTACTATAGGAGAATTAGTAGGAGGTACAAAAGATTCAATTAGGCTTGCTCTTGCATTACCATTCTTCTTATACTTTACTTATTTGTTTGGTGGCTTAACTCGTTCAGTTATATTCAAAGACAAATTTTAAAAACCAATGTATAATAAAAGAATCATTATAGACTTTGATGACACTTTAGCATTTACATCAAATAGAGATTGGGAAAGAGCAAGACCTAATCTTCCTTTGATTGAAAAATGCAATAAGCTGTTCGATTCAGGTTGGCAGGTTGATATATTCACTGCTCGTGGTTCAATTTCTTGTAAGACTCGAGAAGAAGCCGATAAAAAATACCGCAGTCAGATTGAACATTGGTTAGATAAGCATCAAGTCAAATATGGACTTCTGAGTTTCGATAAACCTCTTGGAGCCTATTACATTGATGACAAAGGTATTACACCTGAGTTATTTTTAGAGGCTGATATAAGAGAGTTAGAAGGCGGACTAAGTGGTTCTGATATTTACACTGATGGCAAACTTGTTCATAAGACTGCTGATAATGCTCATGAAGCAGCTGCTTGGTTTGAATATACAAAAGGTTTACTTAATACTCCAAGGATAGATCGTGTTGTTGGAAATACAATTACGATGGAATACATTGAACATCAAGAAGACTATTTAATTGAAAATCGTTATATGGCTTTTGGATTAATACAAGATGCATTAGAATCCATGAAGCATATTGCCAATCCTCCTGTAGATTTAGTATGGGATGATTATATTGGAAGAATTGTAAAACACGTTAAACCAACAGGCATTTCTGCTTTTGAAGATATCGTTGATCGTCTTGTAGAGTTACCTCAACAGACCGCATCTTTTTCACATGGAGATTTCGGTGTTAAGAACATGCTGTTTAATGACTGCAATTTAGTCTTAATTGATCCTATCCCTTCATCGTTTGGAAATACACAATTAGATGTATCCAAGTTTGTAGCAAGTTTAATCATTAATCGTTATCCTGTAGATTTACAAAACGAATCACTAAAGGTATTATGTTTATATAATAATCTTGATGAAAAATCGGTTTGGACAACTGTATCATCAGAAATCATTCGCGTATATAAGTATCATCCTGATAAAGATTTCATTATACAATGTGTTAACGATGCAATGGCAGAAATTATGTAATGGAGAAAATATGTTTTTAGATAGAAAAAAATTACCAAAAGGTTTTAAAGTAGGATTTACATGTTCTACTTTTGACCTGTTTCATGCAGGACATATAGTGATGCTGCAAGAAGCAAAGACGTTATGCGATTATTTAATTGTTGGTTTGTTAATCGACCCAACAGTAGATCGTCCTGAAGCAAAGAATAAGCCTGTTCAGACACCTTTTGAAAGATACATACAGGTATCATCTTGTAAGTATGTTGACGAGGTTATTCCTTTTACGACTGAACAAGAAATCGTTGATATGATTTTAACTATTAATCCTGACATAAGAATTGTTGGAGAAGAATATAAAGACCAAGAACATACAGGTAAAGGTCTTTGCCCTGTTCATTATAATAGAAGAAGGCACTCGTTTAGTTCAACCGAACTTAGACATCGTGTGGTGGAATCTAATAAATAAAAATACAGTCGGATATATTATATTATGAAACACATTGGCTTCGCAAAGATCGGTAAATCGGTCAAATTCAAACGCACTCGATTCTCTCCTATCGGCGGAGACAACGAGCCATCTACAGTTTTAATTTCATTAGCAAATAATAACCCAGACAAAACATTTTATATTATCGGAAGATCTGATTTCAGTTCTCTCAATGAATCTGAAGTATTGGAATTATTTCCGTATGATAATGTTGTTGATATTTGGAAAGGTATTAAGAATGAAGATGACGATAGATTCTATCGACATATTATTGATTACTTTAATCAGAAAGGATTTCAATTAGACAATACGATTATGATGGTTGGACAAGTTGGAACAGTTACAATCCCAGGTAAGATTACTCAGGTGAAACATTTGAAAGAAGGTATCACTGATGGCAAACCTGCATCTGTAATTGATATGACTAAGAACTATACATCGCCTATTGCGATTTGGTTAAATGAAGTTCAGCCACCTTATGTTGAAATTGTAAACGATCCACGATATGTAATGAATCAATCAAGAGATATATTTCATTTACCAACAGTGTCTTTAGGTCAATACGATTATGAATACGAAGTAAGTAGTATTCGCAATTATGAAGATCAAAACAGATACGAAAGAAAAGTATCTTCAACATATGCTGGTATGGAAACTTGCTTTTGTGTTAACTACGAACATTCAGAACAGTTTAATTTGAATCGTAAAGTACCATTCATGGTTATATTAAATGAAGCAAAGCCTTCAAGATATAACTTATTAAAGGAATGGGTATTGGACGATCATGACGACGTTGAGATATATGGTAAATGGGATCATCCTAATACAGAAACAGATACAAGATTCAAAGGTTCAATTCATCTTGATGATGTAATGGCAAAAATGAACAATGTTAAGTTTACTTTTATTATTCCAATCGCAAAGGGTTGGGTAACTTCAAAGTATATTGAAATGGTACATGCTGGTGTAATACCATTTTTGCATCCTACTTATGATGAACAGAATCATCTACCTATACCAAATTTTTTAAGACCTAAGACTCCTACTGAATTTAAAGAAAGAATGACTAGGTTATTAAATAACGAAGATGAGTACGAATCAGTAATAACAGGTTTGCGTAAATTAATATGTAAGCCTGAGTATTACGATGGTACTTTTTTGAATAACAAAATTATGACAGCCATTGATGAAGATTATGTCGCTCCTGACGTATCAAAATATAATAAGAAAACGGCTGCTACACTTGAGGACTTTTTCGCATGAACAAACAAGAAATAACCTGGGCACCGTTGATTCCACTAATTGGAGGTCAGGCTTTAGGTGCAGAGAAGGCATTCGGTAAACCACCTGAAGCAATTTACTCTTTTGGTGGATTTGAAGCTAACGATGGACATTATGTTAATTATCAGCAAAATACAATGGGGCGTGATATTCCTTATGTCTTATTGGATTCAGACAATCCTAAAATTAAAAAGGTTGATGTGGTAACAGGCACTCCACCTTGTGCTGCTTTATCTCAATTAAATACAGGAACGACAACAGAATCAAAAGGACCAGGTTGTGCAAAGAACGACTTTATGTATATGGTCTTTGAAAATGGTATTGATGTTCTTGGAGCAAAGGTAGTCATTGTTGAAAATGCTCCTGCTTTATATACAAATAAAGGTCGGCCTGTCGCAAACAATCTTTATGAAATTTGTAAAGATAGAGGATACTCATTAACATTATTTAAAACATCAACAAGATTTCATGGTGTACCTCAGGGTCGTGACAGATCTTTTGCGATTGGTTGGAAATCTGAATCGGCTCCAATTATGAATTATTATAATCGTCCAAGAAAAGACTTTGCCGAATATCTCGAAGAAATACCTGATGATGCTTTACACCAAGATCTTGTTATTAATAGAGGCGTTCCTGATGAACCTTATTATAATTTTATTAAGACAAAAACAAACCAAGATGTTCGTGAAATAATGATTGAGGAAGGAGTTAAGACAACTCTAAATTATGTAAACAGAAAAGGTTGGATGAAAGAAGCTAACGAATGGTTTCATAGGACAGGAAACGAAAAAGGTATTAAGTATTCTGACCATGCAATTAAAAAGTATGCTGATGGTAAAGGTGTATGGGATGGTTCGGTTCACGTCTTTGGTGAATATATGAATGCAGTCATTGGTCGTAATATGGTTGATACAATTCATCCTACTGAAGAAAGGTCATTAACAATACGTGAAGCACTACATATGATGGGATTCCCAGAAGACTTTGAACTTATTGATGGTTTAAAAAAGATGAATCATATTGCTCAAAACTGTCCCGTACCAACATCAAGAGATATGCATTTGGAAATTGAGAAGTTTTTAAATGGAGAACTTGATTACTCTGAAACAACTTATTTAAGACAGAATAATTTAAAACAGCTTATGGAGTATGATCCAAATGGAACAGACACAACTCCAAATCTCGAAGAATTCTTTGCATAAACTATTGACATTCATAGTGTATTGTTGTATAATGGTACATAGAATAGGAAAAATATATGAGAAATGATTTAATCATTGACTTTGAAACAATGGGACAGGACGTAAATAAATGTGCTGTCATTGATATATCAGCTATGGTATTCAATTGGGATAAAATGACTTCTGACGATCCTTACACATTAGCTGATATAAGCAAGTGCAGAAAGTTTAAGTTTGACGTAAAAGAGCAAGTACAAAAATACGGTTACGAAATAGATCCTAGCACATTGGCGTTTTGGAACGAGCAATCCAAAGAAGTAAGAAGAAATATTGCTCCTAAGAGTTCTGACTTGTCAGTTGCTGATTTTGTAAAACAATTCACTGATTTTTTAATTGAGGCACCTACTATCAAATATTGGTGGTCTAGGTCAAATACTTTTGACCCTATGATTTTGTCTCGACTATTTCAATCACAAAATAAATTACCACACATGGAACAGCATCTCAAATACTGGTCGGTAAGAGATACAAGAACTTACA